ATGCTCTTGTAGGTCGGATCCCCGATCGTCAGGTAGTTGGGGAGGTCCGCAAGGATCGGATGCTGATTGATCCAGCCGGTCCCCGGGCGATACATCCAGATTTCCAGGTTGCTGACCCCATCGTCTACGAGGACGACGTTGGGCTGGCCGTACAGCGGCGCGCTCACGGGCTCGCTGTCGCGAATCCGCATCTTGATGCCAGCCATCGGGAGGCCACCGTACTGGATGCGCTCCATGACCGCCGACAGCTCCTCGCGGAGCGCCGGGAAGGTCTCAGCGGTTAGGCGAACGCCGCTGAACGGAACGCCTTCAGCAACCTGCGGCACTACTCCACTCCTACCACGCTGGATGCCCCGACGGTGATCGGCTTGTCGGCCAGCGACAGCCCGAGCAGCTCGACGCGCCCGAACCACGTGACCAGCTCGATCTCCACCTGGACCCAGGTGCAGCGCCGGGCGATCTCCAGCTCGTACTCGACGATCTCCCGGACGGGTTGAACCGGCGCGATCGCCGCGAAGCTCTTGGCGGTCAATCGCTCGTTGAAGTCGATGATCGGGGTGATCGTGACCGTAAACCCGGCGATGTGCTCAAACTTCGCGTAGATGCGCCGGAGCATCGTGATCCCACTATCCCCGGCCGGGGCGAACGGCTGGGTTCTGAGCAGCAGCGGCGATCCCTCCCCGCCCCCGCTGATAGGCGCCTTCGCGTACGAGCTATCGGTTTGCTTCCCGTACGTGGCGTCCGCCAAGTACCACAGCTCCGCCCCGGCCGTCGGCGTCGTCAGGTCCCCGATCTGGCAGGCGACGATGTGCTCACTCACTGTGCAATCTCCGGCGTGATCGGGAACGGCGTACACTGAGTCTCGGTCGATTCGGCGTCCGTGACCGGGTTGTACTCCGTGAGCCAGTAGTATTGCGCGCTGCCCGTGATCCGGAGCACCGGGTCATCCACCCGGCCGACCGCAGGGTTCCCCGTGACCTGCACGTAGGCGTTCGCGAAGGTGCTGGTGTCGTGGGTGTAGAGCCGCATCACGATGTCGGACCCGGCGTTGCGAGGCGTCCACGTGGCGCGGATCTTCCCGTACCAGGCGTTCTTGTAGTACACCGAGCCGATCTGGACCACGGCGGCCCCGGTGGGCTGGACCGGCACGTCCACGTCGGTCGTCGTGAACAGATCGAGCGACTCGACGTAGCTGTCCACCTGGCCGTTGCGGACCTGGCGCACACGCACGTCGTAGCTCGTGAGGGGCTCCAGGCCCGTCAGGGTGTACTCGTAGGTGGCCGCGCCCGTTTTCATCGGCGTGGAGGGCACCCAGGTACTCGTGCCGTTCTCCTTGTACTGCAACTCGAAGTAGGTGTCCGGGCTCGTGTCGCCCGGCGTCCAGGTGATCTTCGCCGTGATGCCGGTGATGTTCGACGCCGCGATGTTCGAGAGCGTCCCCACCGGGCCGGGCAGGTCGATCCCCGGCCCACGCGCCTGCCCGATCGCCCAGATTTGGGCCGGGATCGAGCTGGGGATGAAGGTGTTCCGGCCGTAGTCCCAGGCCAGCAGCTCCGTGTGGTACGGATCCTCGATGACGTTCCCGCTGTCGTCGAGCTTCCGGCGCACCGACCACAGCACGCGCCGGTTCTTCGAGTCGTGCGCGCCCGAGGCCGTCGAGAGATCCAGGTACTGGAGGAACCGGCGGGTGATCTTGTCCCGCGTCAGCTCCTCGACCTTCTGCCCCTGGACGCTGATGGCCGGACCGACGTCCGCCATCCACACGGCCGCGTGGCCGAGCGAGACCATCGAGCGCGTCGAGATCGGCCCGTGCGTGTCGCCGATCGGCTGGTAGTAGAATTGCGAGCTGTAGTCGCCATCGAGCCGGAAGATTTCGCTGGCCTTCCCGATGATCGTGTACGGCCCGGACATCCCGCAGGCAATGATCGGGACCTCCCCCGAGCCCACGATGATGAACCCGGCCGAGGTCTCATCGAGGTCCGCCACCCACGTCAGGGGCTCCCCGTACTTGCAGTACCGGAGGAAGTGCGGCTGGTCCGGATCGTCCTCATGGTAGTAGCCCCAGCCGAACACCGTGGCGCCTCGATGCTTCGAGATGCCCCGGAACCGGAGTGCCGCCGCCGCTCCGGCCCCGGTGTTCAGGTCGTAGGTCGGCGTCGTGATCGAGCCGCCGCTGTCCGGATCGTAGTAGCTGAACCCGACGCGCGACGTCACGGGATCCTGGGCGTACTCGCACCAGTAGAACCGGCCGAACATCTCGAACCCGGTGAGCTGCGGCGGAAGCGAGGCCGTGTAGTCGTACGCCTTCTTCGTCCGCGCGATCGACAGGTCCTCGTACAGATGGTGCAGGAAGAAGTCGGTGTTGGTCTTGTCGTAGGAGAACGCGACGGCGGCGCCGGGGGAGGCAAGGTTCCCCTGAGTCTCGAATGGGAACACGCCGCACGCCGCGTGATTCTCCGCTGCCGACAGGTTCTCGGCCACGTCGGCCAGGAGCCAATCGGTCTGCTGCGCCACCAGGCCACGCCCCGAGAGCACCCCGTTGCGAACCCTGGAGGACTCCCCGGCCTCGTACCCCTCGGGGGCAGCGTCACTCTGCTCGCCCATGAAGAACAGCGGGACGGGCACTCGACGCCAGCGCCGTGGCATTAGTGTACGCTCCTCACGTAGGCGAGGAACAGCCCCCGTGCCGTATCGGCCTCCTGGGCCAGCTTCTGCAACTCATCGGCCGGGACGTCCCCCGACTTGAGCGCGAAGTAGTGAGCGCACATCGCCACGAGGGCTTCGTCGCCAATGTGGGCAGGCCACTTCGACGTCGCCTCGGTCCCGGGCGTGGTCGCCCCGATGTAGTGCGTCCGATCGCTGAGCGCGTTCGTGACCGGCGTGTACCGGGCGTAGAACGTGTCCCCGTCCGTCGGATCACCCGTGCGGCCCCCGGATGTGACCACGAGGCCCTGGAGGTAGACGGCGGGCGGTAGCTCGCCGCGCCCCCGCGCGAGAGCCGACTTGGTAGTCAGCGCGATCCGACTCCCGTCGTAGGAAGCCACGAAGGACGGCGGCCAGGCGTAAGGTTGCCCCAGCGTGTCCTCCAGGCCGACCAGCGTGAGCAGCTCCGTGACCTCGAAGTAGTCGTTCCGCTCGACGTTGGGCTGAGCTACGGGCTGGGCGGCCTCGGCGTACAGGCGTGGCACGTAGCGATTCAGGATCCGGTAAAACTCCTGGTCGTTCTGCGCCAGGTCGCTCCGGCCCAGATCGAACACCAACAGGCGCTCGATCGTCGCGTCGATGATGTTCTCGACCGTGGTCATTTCGCGACCCAGCCGGTGTTACCCGAGCCGGACTCCTTCACGTACAGCGTCGTGTCCGTGCCGCCGTCGGTCCGGAGGAACAGGTCCCCGATCTCGCCCGTCACGGAACCCTCGGGCGTGCCGGTGCCCCAGAAGATGCGGGGCGCGTCCCCCTCGGACGTGCTGTACGGGAGCTGGAGCCTGGCCGGGCTCGTGTTCGCCGGGCGGCCCGGGAACCCCGTGTCCGCCGTCGGATCGTACGCCATTATCGTGCCCTCCGGACCTGCACCACCTTGGCAGGTCGATAAGTCTTGCGGGCCTGGNCCTGCGCCCGCTGCCGCGCGTCGTTCGCGAGCCCCGTGAGGTACTCCGCGTAGTTGGGACCGACCTGGGGCTCGGGTAGGCCCAGCTCACGCAGGGCCATCCAGGCCGCCAAGGCGCGCTCCGCCCACGCATCGAACGCCTCCGGCAAGGTGAGCGTCTGAGCCGACCAGCTCCCCGTGAGCGTGAACCGCTCCGGCTTCGGCACGTAGACCACGGTCACGTCCGTTACGCTGTCCCACATGGACGGCCCCGGATCGTTCGGTGTCGTCGTGATCGGCACCAGGCGGCCCCCGTTGATGATCGCGAACAGCGTCAGGTGCGGCGTCGTGCTCCAGGAGCGGTTCGGGAAGTCGTTCTGGGTGACGTACTGCACCGGCATGATGTCGCCGCGCGTCATCTGGGCATAGATGTGGACCAGCTTGAGGATCGGGCTCGGGAGCACGAACCCCGCGCTGTACGGATCCACCGCGATCGCCGTCGGGCCGGTGTACCCGAAGCCGTTCTCCACGATGACGTCGTACCCGTCCCCCGACGTGCTGACGCTGTACGGCGAGCCGTTCTCATCGACGCCCACGAGCACGTTCGAGATGGTGTCGGCCACCGTCCGCCCCTCGGACACGAGATCGGTGAGCGGCGCGACCAGCTCGATCAGCATTTCGTCCTGAAGCGTCGAGAGCTGCTCCAGGAGCGCCAGATTCTCGTGCCGCTCCTCGGTGAACCCGGGATGCTGCACGCGCGCTCGCCGGATGACCTCGGCCACTGTCGTCATTGCTTCACCCGATAACGGTTGCGGCCGATCTTCTTCAGACTGGCCCGCTTCGAGGGGCGCCCCGTCTGGAGCGATTGGCCGGTCTTGGACTGCGCGATCCGCGCAGCTTTGCCCTTCGAGTAGCCCTTGGCTAGCAGCTTCTCGTAAATCTTATGAACCTTTGTCCCTTTCGGCATCTGGACGTCCAATCCCGTACGCCGCGAGCCGTTTCTTGATGGGAACACGCCCGCCGTCCTGGCGATCGTACTCCTCCTCGGCAAGCTCATTCAATCGCGCGGTAGCGGCGGCTTCGCCACGCTGCGCGAGCGGCCCGAGTCGCCGAATCTCCTCCACCAGCTCGCCGTACGTCGCGGGCAACGTGTCTGGGATCGGCGGGGGTGGAAGCTCCGCCTGCTCCAGCTCATCGTGCCCGAACGCCTTACCGAGCTTCGGTGTCACCACCGGCAGGTCGTCGTCGTCGGGCGCGAGCGCCTTGAACTCCCGCTCCATCTCCGCTTCCTGGAGCCGTTGCACGGCTTCCCGGACATCCTGCGGAACGATCGGATCGTCCACGGGCTTCTCAGGCGCCTGCGGTACTTCGTCGTTGTCCTGGAGCGCCGGGCCGTACTTCATCTTCCTCGCATCCTTCCCGCGATAGACCTGGAGGTCCACGTTACGCGGATTGGCGAGCTTCCCGGTGTCCGGATCCCTCCACCGATTCCCTGTCGGTTCCGTTGGCATTGTCGCTCTCCTGTTGGGGCTTGAGCCCGAGCGTCTGGATGTGACGGCGATCCTTGAAGATCAGCGCCCAATCCTCGATCGCCCCCTGACGGTAGCTGTCGATGATCGAGGCGCGAAACTCCGGATTCGCGTCAAACTCCTCATTCGCGTCCTTGTTGGCCAGGATGTCCAGCTTGGCCAATTCCTCCCGGAACGCCAGCTCGCTCTCACGGATCTCAAGGAAGAACCGATCGGAGCCGAAGGCCGGTAGCACCCTCGGAGGCTTCGTGACGTCCAGGTTCGGGATGACCATGGTCGAGTCCGGCCACTGCCCGACGGTCCAGAGGCCCTGGATCATCTGACGGGTGTACTCGAAGTCTCCCGGGTTCTCCTCCTGCTTCTCCTTCGACCAGCGGCTGATCCGCTTCAGGCGAGCTTCGCCAGCGAGCCGTCGTGCAGCATCGCTCGCGTTGTGTGGGCGGATCTCGTACAACTCCCAGAGGGGTGGACGTGCCCCCTTGACTGTCCCGTCCACGATGATGCCCCGGCGGCCTGGGAACCAGGCAATCCGGTAGTTGGGGCTCATGGCATGGAGCCGTTCGAGGACGGACTGCTCCGGGGGCTCGCGCCCCCGGAGGTCCAGGATCATCGCTCGAAGGTGCTGCGGGAGATCGGTGATCTCCACGTAAGCCTCCCGAGGTTAGGCCACAGTCTCGTCGATCCCATCCGCGAACACATTGCGCTGCGGATCGGAGCAACCGAACTCCATCTCGGTCCGCCCGTAGGCATACCAGGCGTCCTTGATGCCCTGGCCGACGGCGACCTGCTTCCAGATCGCGCCCGTCAGGTCGTCCCACTCGAAGCCGGACAGGTGATACCGCCACAGCGTGGAGGTATCGAGCCCGTAGACCCGGCCGGGGATCATCTTGGGGAAGGCCCGCAGGTTCACGGACTTGTCGCCGTAGTACACCTGAATGCCCTTGGTCCCCATCTTCTGATTGGCCGGACCCGTCATGGCGCCGTAGCCAAGCTGCTTCTGCACCTCCACGAACGCATTGCGGAACGCCGCGTTCGACATGATGAAGGTGCTGACCATCCCGCCACCCAGCTCCTCGGCATCGTCCATCATCCGGAGGAACAGGATCTCGGCGGCCGCGCCCGAGTACGGAGCGGCGTCTGCATCGACGTACTGCGCCTTCCACTCGTCGTAGTCGGTCCGGGAGATGTTCTGGAGCGTGTCCAGGATCGTCCCGTCGTCCACGAGGCCCGCGAGGCCCATCATCTCGACCTCGACGCCGTTCACCGGGGCGTTGTTCCCCAGGTCGTCGCCTCGGAACAGGTAGTCGTTCTGCGCCCACCCGATGGCGGACACGTCCCGATCGAAGGTGACGATACCGCCGCCAGCGTTTCCGGCCTTGTTCAGCGACAGCACCATGGCACTCTGGCCGTTCGACCGGAGCGACGACCCGTCGGCGTTGGGACCGGCGACGATCGTCATACCACGACGGATCCCCGGCGCCCAGCCCTTCACGTTGCCCGCGAGACCGTACGGCGCGTCGATGCCGACAGTAGCGTCGGGCGCAGCGTCGTCGATCCGGCAGATGATACCCGCGCCGAAACCGATCGCCTGACGGTCGAGGTCGGCCTGAAGGCCGCGCTCGGTCTTGGTCAGCTCGATCTCGGCCCAATCCGCGAAAGCCGCCTTGGACTTCACGGCGTTCGCCATCACGTTCCGCGTCATCTGGGCAACTGCCAGGTTCTTCTTCAGATAGACACGGCCGTTCACGAAGGTCGGGTTCCCGGGGATCGGCAGGAAGCCGTCCTCATTCCGGGCACCGATGCCTTCGTTGTACCCGAACATGTGCGCCAGCTCAACGTAGCGGCCCTGCGGGCCTTCCTTCACGTTGCTGTTCTGCTGGAACAGGTCGAGTACCTTCGAGTGCAACACGACGCCATCGAACAGCGGGTCCTGAAAGACCTGCTTGAGCATGGCATCGGCCGCAGCAGTGTTCCATGTGGTCATGGTTGACTTCTCCTGCTAATCACCACGCAGGCGGCGAGCCGCCTCGCGCGTATCCTTCGAGCCCTTGATCTTGCCAAATCGCTGATCGCGGGCTCGTGGGGAGCTGTCGCGTCCGGACACCTTCCGGTGCTTCGCACGCTTCTGCTCCTTCTCCTTGAACAGCAGGGCGAGGTCGCCAGGAGCGCCCTTACCCTTCCGCCCATTGGTAGCACCCAGGTATCGCTTCGCGACCGGCTGGATGATGGACAGGATCTCCTGCTCGGAGGGCCAGCCCTGTCCAGCACGCTGTCGTTGCGCCACGGCACGGGAGACCCGCTGGCTCGCGGCAGTCGCGAAGTCCGACATTTCCTCCTGGTCCAGCCGAAGCTGCTGACCAATGGTACGGATCTGTGCGCCAACATCCGACGCGAATTGCTTCTGCCGGGTGTTGACCTGGTATCCCTTGACCCCCTTGTCGATGGCTTCCTGGGCCTTCATGCGGGCCAGCTCGGCCTTGTCCTCCAGGGTTTCGTCATCGACCGCTCCCGTGAGCACCTTGTTGTTCGCCAGGGCCTCACGGGCGCGCTTCGGGTACATGGAGATCCACCGCTTCACGAAGGCTTCCCCGACTTGGCGGGGCTTCTCGCTGTCGCGGTCGTAGAAGTCCAACATGAGCATGGTGGCCTCGGGCTCGTGCTGCATGAACTCCGCTGCCGCCTGCCATGTCCGCGCTTCCCCAAGCTGGCTCTCGATGGCGTCCAGTTTCTCTGAACGATTGATGTGAGCCTTGAGCAAGTCGTAGTGCTCCTGGGGGAGCCCGTCGATCGTGAGCGCCGTATCCTTGCGCCCCTTCGATTGCTTGGCGACAGGCGGGATGAACAACTCCCGCCCGTCCGCCTTCTCCTCGGTGTCCTCCTCGCCTTCCTCGCCCTCCTCGGCCTCGGGCTCCTCGCCTTCGGCCTCGGGCTCCTCATCGTCGTCGAGCAGGGTATCCAGCTCGCGATCGGTGTCACCTTCTTCGATGTCGTCAGCCTCCTCGGCGTCCGCCTCCTCGGCATCAGCCTCGGCGTCCGCTGGCGATCCGCGTAGGGCCTGCGCGGCAGATCGAAGGGGCGAGTCACCACCTTCGACGCCACGGGTGATCTCCCCGGCCAGCTCCGTCAGGTCCAGGTCGGGTTCGAGATCGGCGAGCCCTTCATGGGGATCGGTGATACGGTCGGCCACAGTTGCCTCCTAGCGGCTTAGAGCCGCTCGCAGATGACCGACACCATCGCGGTCCCGCCCGCCGTGCTCTTGGCGGACAGCACGCGAATCCGATCGCCGGTCTTGAAGTAGTTGTCGCCGGACGCCACTTCGAGATCCCGCACTCCGGCCGCGCTCGATGCGGCGAACGACAGGGCCGCACCCGTGATGGCCGTCACGGTTCCGTCCATCGTGATGAGCGACGGGGTGACGGTTCCGGCATCCGTGCCCGCCAAGCCCTCGGCCACGATGCCATCGAGCGCCACGACGCGCCCGTTGAACGGCAGATGGAAGTCCGCCTGCAACAGCCCGGTCGCCTCAAACGAGCTGGGAACCTGGAAGGCGACCACATCGAACCCCGCAAACTCGCGGAGGTCCTCGACGGCCGTGATGTCCGATGCATCGGACACGATCTTCGCGATAAACTCCGACTTGGCCGCGATGTCCTTGCCGATCTTCGGCTTCAGGCCACCGTTCGCCACACCGTAGGACGCGAGCAACTTCGTCGTGCCGTCGATGTAGACGTAGGTGTCGTACGAGGCCGTCACCGTCAGGGTGTCGGCCGCAATCAGATGCTCGGTGTACCCGACGGCGTTGTCACCCTTCACGCGCACGAGCCCGGGCAGGTAGTCCCAATCCAGGCCGGAGCCGGGAATCGGGCCTTCGAGGCCGCACAGCACGCCGTTGTGTCGCAGGCCGAGCTGAGCGTCCAAGTGCTTTCCGCGATACATGTGTGTCTCCTCTGTTCGTTGCCCCACGTGACCGACCGGGGTCGGCCCGGTCGGTTAGATCACCTGCAACGAAGCACGGCCAGGGTCGGCCTGGCCCGGAGCTGCCGCATCCGCACCCGGGAGCGGGGCGCCTTGCCCCTGCCCCGGTGGACCGGCCGCTTCGTTCGGTGCGCCCTCCTGTTGCTCCTGGTCGCCGCCAGCTCCGGCCATCTGCGCCACCTGGCCCGCCATCATCATCTGATGGAACAGCATGTGCGTACGGAACAGTTGCTGCGCCTGGGGATCGAGGTCCCGGAAGGCCACAGTCTGCATGTACTCCAGGTGGACTGCCATGTGGAGCATGTGGTCGTGCTCGGGAAGAACGGGGCTCAGTTGGCCCACGAGCAGCTCCAGGTGCTCCTGTTGTGCCATGGCGTAGGCTGGCCCGCCGCCCCCGGGCTTGATGGCCCGGTTCACGTCGGGGTAATTCAGGACCCGCAGGGCCGCGTCCGGCGCGATCAGTTGTGCGCCCACGAGGGCGATGACTCGATTCTGCCGTTCCTGGCGACTCTCCAGGACCTGCGATTCCGGATTCGGGTAGACGTTGACCCGGCCCTGGAACATCTCGGGCTGGACCATGATAAACTCCGGGGCCTGGTCCTGCCCGGACAGCGACAGCAACCGCTGGTCGTCCATGCAGGCGCTCAGGATCCCGGCCATCTTCTGGGCGATGTTCGCCCAGACGTAGCTGTGGTAGCGCACCGTCGCGCCCCAGACGCGATCGGTGTCGAAGCGGACCTCCCGTTGCAGCTCGCCGGAGGCGTCCGGCGTCACCGGCATCCCCTCGGCCCCGAAGGGCTGGGAGCCCAGCATCTGCATCCACGACTGCAACCGATCGGCCATCTCGATCGAGCCCCGAGGCAGGCCCGGCGCGTCGAACCGCTTGAACGGTTCGCCCACGCTGAAGTTGGCCGCCACATAAGAGCCGGGGATCTGGAGCTTCGCGATCTGCTCATCGTCCAGGGCGTTCTCGTTGTAGAACGTGATCGGCTGCTCATGGAAGTCCGCTGAATCCAGAGATCCGTGCATCCGCCGGTTGAACGCCCGTTGGATCGGGTTCAGAATCTCCAGGTCCCCGGCCCCCTCGTTGCGCCAGGGCACCGGGATCGAGTCGAAGGCATCGAACGGGATGATCGCGTTCTCGTGCTGCTGGTCCACCCAGAACGGATTGATGTCGTCGTACAGGACCGTCCGTTCCTTGCACACGAGCGTCAGTCGCCCGCGCGACTGCGTGTGATGGCTCGGGATACATGGGCGCCAATGCTCCCAGACCTCGACGTAGCCCTTCAGGACCTCACCCTGGACCGAGCCGAGGCCGTGCGAGTAAATCGCGTGGTCCGGCATCCCGTAGTTGGAGCCGTACGCCAGCTTCAGCGCCAGGTCGTCGTCGGTCGAGATCTCGTCGGGCTCAAGCCGCACGTTGAACCGGCGCTCGATGTCCTCGACGGGCACGAGGTACTTGTGCGTGTACCAGGGCTTCTCCCAGAACATCTCCGGCCCGTGCGGGACGATCAGCGACGTCGGCGTGATGACGTCGAGCGTCAGGTCGCCGACGCGCGTCGTGTACGGATCCCCGAAGCGGGGCTCACCCTCCGGCCCCACTATCGGGTTGCCCTCGGCATCCTTCAGGATGTTGGGCTCGAAGTTGTCGCCGACCTTGTGCCAGGGCGCATCCGAGATCGTGCGCTCCTGCATCACCCCGGACTGTGAGAGCTGCTCGAAGATCGCGGGGCCACGAAACTCTTGGAGCGGGCCACGGTCCGGATCCCACCGGAGCTTCGTGACGGCGCGGGCAGCAGCGATGACCCAGCCGTACAGGAAGAACATCTTCTGCGGCATCGCCATCTGCGTCCACTCGTACCGCCAGATCGGGTCCATGACCCGGGCCGTCACCGCATCGGTGTAGTCGGCCGTCGCGGGCATGAACGTGACCATCGGCAGGTTCTCGGTCAGCTTCGAGAGCGTCAGCTTGTAGTAGTGCTGGAGCCAGTTGAATACCGGACTCTGCCGCCAGCGTTCGTCCGGCGACAGGAACCAGCGCGACAGGTCGATCGACTCGCCGAGAGTCTCGATGAAGTAGTCGTACTGCGCGCCCGAGAGCATCCGGACGTTCTCCTCGACCTGCCGCCACCAGGCGCGGTTCGCATCTTCCCACCGCTCCCAGCACGTGTGCTTGACGAAACTGACCAGCTCCTCGGGATCGGCCAGCTCCGTGCCCGGCATCCCGCGCGCCCGGTCGGAGTCCACCGACCACCCGGGCGGCGCGAGCGCCATGAGCTGGGGTTCACGCGAGGCTGGCATTAGACCCTAGCCTGACGGCCCCAGAGCCGGACGTTCCCCTGGTTTCCGCCCGTGGTCGCCTTGAATTGGAACCAGTAGAATTGGTAGTAGGCCAGGGCGATCTCGACCTCCGTGATCGCGCCTGCGGCAATGCTGGCCGACGCGACAACCTCGACGCGATCGGCAACGGCCGCGTTCGGATCGTTCGAGCCCAGGACCTTGACGTCGATGCTGTTGGCCCCGTCGGTGTTCTTGAACACCACTGAGATCGGCCCCGAGGTCTTGGCCAGAAACTTCTCGGTGACGTCCCCCTCGCCGACGCCCGAGAGCGCAATGTCCGCCCAGGCGTTCACGCTCTCTTGGTCGTGAGGCCGCGAATCAAAGGTGTAGGTGTCCATCGTCAATTCCCCTGGTCACGGCGCCAACGGAAGCGCGAAACCGAGTAGAGCGGCGTATCCAGGAACGCCACGTGGACCGTGTTGGACGGCGCGGAGTCTCCGTTGGCGTTCCGCGCCACGACGTAGTACCAGTAGGTCTTGGTCTGATCGAACGGACCGGGATCGTCCCACAGCTCGACATCCGGGAGCGTGGTGTCGTACTCGACGAACGGCCCCGAGTTGCCCACCCGCCGGAAGATCACGAACGCCGTTTCGTCGGCGCTGTTGTCCTGCCAGGTAAGCCGGATGAACGGTCCCGCGAAAAGCTGCGCCACGAGACTGGTCGGGGCGCTCGGCGGCGCCGCCCCGTACAGGTCTACCCACCAGCGCCCAGAGAGTAGCAGCAGGCGATCCGGGGGATCGAGACTGCCATCGGCCTCCGGGTACTGGAAGCCAAGGACGCCACGGCGCTCGTTGATGTTGTCCCACGTCACGTGAGCTTATCCAAGGTCGTTGTCGTGCCATCGTCAGAGTGCGTCCCGGTAGCGACGTCGCCGGTATCGCCGGGGTTCCGCTGAGTCTCCACCCCGGTCGTCTTGTTGAACGTCCGTTTCGCGAGCTGGTGTCGCATCGCCAGCCACGCGATCAGCTCCTCGAAGTCGGCGGTCCCGAGGGCCGGTGCGCCGGTCGGGGCCGCGATAACCTTGCTGAAGATGCCTGCGACGATCTCCGCCACCGCATCGGCACTCAGCGCCACCGCATCCACGACATCGGTCTGAATGAGCCCCACAGTAACAGGGTTGTCCACGCCGACCAGCAGCGTGGGCGCTTGCGACTGCCGGATCTGGACCTGCGTGTACGCCGTGGGCTTGATGGGGTTGTTCCCGTAGCTGTTCACGGCCACGAGGTTCCCGCCAGAAACCTGACAGCTTTCGTAGGTAGGTCCGCCACGAGCCTCGAATTGGATCCTCCAATCGTTAATCATCGTGAGCGTGATCCCGGTAAACTCACCCCCGCCGAGATCCGCCTTCCCCTCCCAGGTCGCCATCATATCGAGATCGAGGTACGCCGGTTCGTCGGCGTAGTCTGCGATCGCATCCACCAGCTCCTGGACCGTGACCGAGGTATCCGGTGCCAGGACGGTGACGGTCTTGTCAACCCGCTCGAAGCTGAGCGTTGCCATACTTGCGCTCCCAGGCAGCGATTTCGCGATCGCGCTCCTCGCACGTCGCGATCTGCTCCTGCCGCTCGGCAATCAGCTTCTGTAAGTCCTCGATGGCTTCCGTGAAGGAGTCGATCTTGTCCTGAGCGTGCTCCTGGTCCTTCCGCAGCGCCTCGATGTCCCACAGCGGATACCTCCGCTTCGGGTGCTGGGGCAGCTCCACGAGCGTCATCCCGTCCTGGGCACTCAGAATCTTCGCGCCTGGCGGTAGCTTCATCACGTCACCACGCTATCCGGAGTCTTGACGGCCGCGACTTCTCGGCCGGTGCTCACGATGGTCTGATCGGACACGAAGGGCTGGTAGCCCTTGATCCGGACCACGAACCGGCCGTACACGTCCGCGCTGTAGATGAAGGTGTTCGAGACCGATGCACCCGTGGCGGCCTGGAGGACGAACGGGACGTACACGTTGTCCGAGACCGTCGAAGTGAACGGCAGCGTGTTGGTTTCGTACCCGTTCCCCGTGCTCCAGGTCAGCGTCTGCCCTTCGGCACTGACGGTCGTGAGGTCGTTCACCCCGTCGATCGACACGATGTAGCCCCACGCGCTCGTGGTCGTGTTCCGGATGGTGTCGCCCACCCGCACATCGTCCGTGACGCCGAAGTCGGCGCCCGTATCCTCCAGGGCGTTGCCCGAGCTGCCTGCCGTCGCCGTGCCCGACACCGCCGTCGCCAGCGTGAAGGTCGAGCCGGTCCAGGACGTGTACCGCAGCAGGGCCTCCGGATCGTTGTCCTCAGACACGTCGATGATCTTGACGACGCCNGCCGCCGGTTCGTCCGANGAGATGGACGTGCCGACCACGATCGTCGTGGCCCCCGGCGATTGGGCGGTGCCCTGGTAACGATCCTTCTCGATCGGGCCGGTGGAGCTGGCCCGGCGGAAGATCCCGGCGCGATCGCCTGCGGCCAGGCCAGAGATCGACACGGCGATCTCGTTGGGCGGCTGTTGGGTGACTCCCAGGTCGTCGATGAGCTGGTACGCCTGGATGTCCCCGGCGTCCAGGTCGGTCACGTACACCCCGGGCGCCCCGAAGAACGTCCCACCCGCGAAGGTGCCGAACGGGGCCGACTTGAAGGCNCCGTTAATGGCGCTCGTGACGCCTCCGGAGTCGATGTCGCCGCTGTTCGCGCCGTCCGAGATGGAGGTCGAGTCGTCCGTGAACGTGCCCCGGACGTTCGACAAGATCACGATGTCCTCGGGCGAGCTGTGGTAGGCCACGATGATGCCCGTGGCGCCGTCGCCAACACCGCCCGTCTGGGTCAGCGTGCCACCCTCGGTGAAGCCGCTCGGCGCGGGCGTCGTGGTCTTGAGTCGCACTTCGCTGCCCAGGTACTGCTCGCCGTCCTCCTGGGAGCCCGTGACCCCGATCTGGGTAGTGGATCCCCTCCGGGTGATGTACTTCAGGCGCTCGTAGACCTGCGTCAGCACCCGAGTATTACAGTCGATCTCGATGCTGTATGGTCTGGACCCGTTCCCGTTGTTGAGATCGCGTGAGATGGCGCCGAACGCCAGCGTGACGTTCGTCCAGGTGGCAGGACCCGAATCGGCTGGGGATCCACTAGAGGTTGCGGTCTCGGTCGAGGTCTGCCCCGTGATGACCTCGCCGGACTGGAAGTCGGTCAGGTTCTTGTCCACCAGGGCGTAGGTGAGCGACGTGTCGGTCACGTAGGCCGTGAGGATCGCGCGGGCGCCCGAGGTCCCGCCCACGATCAGCTCGCCGACCTCGAAGGCGCCCGAGTGCACGCCGGTCGCGATCGTCCGGGAGCCGGTCGAGTTGTTCGCGTCGATCGCCGTCGAGAGCGGGGCCGGGTTCCGGCCCCCGTTGGACAGATCGGGCTGGAAGAAGTCGTACAGCGACGTCTGCTGGCGCGCGAGCACGGTCACGATCCCCGAGTCGATCAGCGAGCCCGCCTCCTGCACGAGCACGAGGACGTCGATCGAGCCGTCGTCCCACCACTCCGTGAGCTTCACGTCGTCCTGGATGATGTAGATGTCGGTGAAGTCGCGGATCTGGGCGATCGTGTAGAGGTTCGACCACAGATTCTCGCCGCTCTCCACACCCGTCGCCGAGATCAACGTCACACTCCAGCCGGTCCCGGTGATCGACTCCGGCGTAGCGTCATCGAATTGCGTGCTGCTCGTGTTCCGCACCCAGATGACGTTGTTCGCGTTGTCCGCCCAGAGGATCTCGCCGGTCGCCCCGGACGTCCCGCCGGTCAGCACCACACCCTTGTCGGTGTACCCGTCGCCCCCCTCGGTCGGCGTGCCGCCGTGGAGCAGCTTTGTGATCCCGAAGCCCCCGATGGTCGAGGTATCCTCGGTCCCGACCTTGGCCCAGCCCTCGGACTC